CTCCGGCTACTCCTATATAAAATAGCCCAAACAAGTCTGCTAACGCTTTGATACGACTGTCAGGAAAAACGGGAAGAAACACCATAGCGGTAAAAATAAGCATAGATATAAGAGATATCCACGCCATACGTCTCTGAGCATCTGCTTTTTCGTGTTTCTCTAGCGCCTCCGCCGCTGCCAGTTCATTATCAGAAACAACTCCATCACCATCAAGATCGAGAGTATTATACGTACTTTCTGGCTGTAATTGTTTTTGAGTCATTTCTTTTCATTCCACAACTCAAATAATACTTTTACCTTATCTTTAAGTACTTCAAGATCGCCGTGCATTTTAGCTAGGACAATGATTAACCCAATAAGCGCGATTATGACCGGCCAAGCAGCATTGAACAATTCGATCATGGGTTACATCTTCCACAACATACCCGCCATCATTAGTATAACAGCTCCTGCAGACCCTATAAGAATCATTTCAAGACGCTTTATACGCTCAACAGTTTCTTTCCAGCGTTCCGCGCATACCGCTTCGTGGGTGTTTAGTCTCGCCTCAATATCTTTAAGTGTTGTAGGCACAACCCTACCCTACTTCTGAAGAATCTTCTTGACTTAGGCTAGAAATAAGCCGCCCCGTAAAAAACTCAATACTGGCGGTCGTCTGGTCAAGTGCGCGGTGGCGTAACTTCCGTTGCTCCTGTAACTCTTGAATTTGACTAGCAAAATATTTCTGCTCATCTGTAAGATCATCAGGTGAATAAGATTTGTCACCAAACGTCAATATATTTTTGTTACCGTCTGCCATTTTTATTCCTCCTCTAATCATTCTGGTTCTGTAGGCCAGATATCCGGCCACAGACTTATATCCACGGTTGCAGGAAGATTCCTCAAAGATTGCCTGTAGGTTGTCCATTCTGCTTTCTTGGCATCAGTTAAAGGAACAGGATAATCAGGTGCCTGTGTCCAGTCCGAATCTATAAGTTTTTGATCTCTTTCTGCTCTCAAATAACCCATATGACTTGCATCACGGTCAGCTATTTCCTGTGCCGTCATATCTCTCGCACGATGTATCAACAGTACTCTATCTTCTTCGACGGTAACTACATCTGTGTCGAATATTTGGTTAGCACCAAGAGTAACATTTGTCTCAATTAGAGGGAGCCACCCAAGGGTCTTGAGATAAGCATCATCACCGTTTGATAAATGCAAACCTGTCACATTCTCCCAGCTTTTGGGCAGCGTGCCCATATAGTCTACGCTGCCATCTTTAACGTGTGCATACATTGCAACTGCCCTCTAATCTTTGCGAATGGTTCTTCCCAACTTCCATATTCTTGCTGTCGGAAAAGCGTGACGCTATCATAATAAGGTGTCACATCTCCCGGCAGCGCCCACAAGTAGTATGATAAAACAGGGACCACAATCCACGTTTCCACTCCCATAGCTGCGGCTAAATGAGCAACGCTGGTGCAAGAAGAAATAACTAATTCACATTGGCTGATGGACTTGCGAGTTTCTGCCCAATCTGAAACGTCAGCTTGTTCCATCCATTCTGGTTTTAGTTCCGTATCTTTATCCCGTTGTAGAGAGACACAATTATATCCTTTAACCGCATCAAACATTAAATCTGCCGGAAAGAACCTATGCTGCTCATGTTCAAACTTTGGGTTCCCACTCCACCTAACTCCTATGCGTCCGGGCACTACGTCAGCGGTACGCTCAATATAGGGAGTTCCCTTTAAATCTTTATACTCATATCCAAGTGGAACCACTGCCGACATCGAAGGAAGCCAATAATCATGGTAGACACTACAAGCAGCGTCATGTTCTACGACAGGAAAATTTTCTGCAAACATTGGGGCTAACTCAGGTGAACAAGAAATCACTACACGGTTTCCACGTTCTTTTAAATCAAAGGCCCAGCGATAACTTTTAATCTGGTCACCAAGTCCACCTTCCAGATTTAACAGGACAGTGCCTTCTTCCCCACTCCAAATCGGTTGTGCAGTACCTATGTGCTTGTTTCCGAATACATCTTGTGGTCGCCCACAATCTAAAAGTTTATGCCCTTCCAGCAATTTACCTTGTTGGAGCAAATACCATCCACGATTAAAAGCAGCACGTTGACAAGTTGGAGTTTCTTTTTCAAGCTGCTGGGCAATTTGCCAGCCCTTCTTAAAATCCCCTCGTACTCCCGCTGCTAATTGTAGGTCAATCAAGTTTTCTTTTATTGAAGGCTCTGGCTTGTCATTCCAGAACTCTCCACCAGAATAGTGTTCCCATAATATTTCACCAAGAATTTCTCTAGCTGAATATTCTTGTTTAGAAACTTGTGAACGAACCTTATGCAAATCTTTAATGCCCCATATTGTATCTATCTCAGTAGAAGGAGGAATATTATTCAAATCGTGAGTAAATTTTTCGACTCCGATAAAATCAGAAATACGATTCAGTTGTTCTTGCGTTTGATTTACAAGATCATGGTATTCAATTAACAAAATATTGTCTGGATATTTTTCATAACTATGCTTCAGATCAGTGTAGCTATCAAAAAATTGTTTCGTAGTGTTATTATTTTCAGTTAAAAACTCAGATACATTGTCTGGATTAACAATCTTTACTAGGGAAGCCAGACATTCATTCATTGGTCGTACAGTGGCAACAATTTTAATATCATCTTGGAACTGACTCATTATCTCAATTATTTCAGGATGAGCCCAACCTCTACCTTTATCAAAAATTATAGGACTGTCTATATTGGCATAGCGTTTATGCTGCAATACTTCCACACAATCTTTATTGCTTAGACCATCTGTTTCTCCCAAAGGAGACCCTACATTAGATTTAAATAAAAGATTAAATGCGTAAATCATATCGCAGAGATTACTTGTATTACTGGCATAAGTATCAGGACGTTGATTTAGCAAACACTTTAGAAGTGTTGAACCTGATCTCGGCATACTGGATAAAAAATTTAATTTCATAATTTACTATTACGTTCTCATCGCAAATTTTGTATTCTTACCCGATTCGCCGATTTGTGCCCATGAAGTAAGAGAACCAACCTGAACAGGGGAAGAGTAACTTGTGGTATTTCCTTGACCATTTAATCCATAATAACCACGGCCCCATGCCCACAATGTTCCATCTGTCTTTAGCGCCATAGTCGAAAACCTGCCCCCAGATACATGCTTCCAATCGGTCAAACTTCCAATCTGAACCGGAGAAGAATAAGTGGTAGAATTTCCTACACCTATTTCTCCAGACGCCGTGCCGGTATAATCCGTTTGAGTACCAGTTCCCCACAAGGTGCCATCTGTTTTTACAGCCATCCAACCACCCTTGGCGGCACCGATAAAGCGACCGAGGTGGAAACTGACTTGCGCCCAATTAGTAAGAGAACCAACCTGAACCGGAGAAGAATAATCTGTAGTGTTTGATGTGCCCAATTGACCAACATCGTTGGACCCCCAAACCCACAATGTACCATCAGTTTTTATAGCAGCAGCTACCTGAGTGGCTGCTGAAGCCTGTGCCCAAGTAGTAAGCGAACCAACCTGAACCGGAGAAGAACGATTCGTAGTAGACCCATCACCCAGTTGACCTTCGTTATTTCGCCCCCATGACCATAAAGTTCCATCAGTTTTAATAGCGCAAAAACTGGTGTACGCTTTGGACACTAAAGACCAATTAGTAAGAGAACCTACCTGTGCGGGAGAAGATATATCCGTTGTACTTCCGTTACCCAACATCCCGTATTGACCATTCCCCCAAGTCCACAATGTACCGTCTGTTTTTATAGCCGCACTAGTGCTATAAGAAGTCCCTACATTATCCCAAGTAGTCAACGATCCAATTTGAACTGGACTAGACGTATTTGAAGTAGCTCCATTACCTAGTCTGCCGTCACCACCGTTTCCCCAAGCAAAAAGTTTTCCCTCATTATTTACAGCTAAACAATGAGATTCAGTAATGCAGTGTTTTATGGACTTATCATTATCTGGGT